GTGAATCCACAAAACACCAGGATCGAAAGCCCCCCTGATTGGGGAAATGACGCGCTATCGTCGGTAAGTCAAATTTTGGTTGGGAATGAATGGGCAACGTTCGTTCACACGGCAGATTGGCACAAGGGCCTTTCCGATATCTTCGAGGTACTTACCAAGTGCAATACGGAGTTGATCTCCGGTGTACTTCAACGTTCTGATCGAATAGCCCGCTTGTTGGCCATCACGGCTACAAACCATTGGTTAGCCGCAGCTCGCTCCGCCGAGGCCGGGCACTGCCTCCCTGTATATGCTACCGGGCGGGCGGCAACAGAGATGGCGATGTACGCGTGGTATCTGACCAGCGATGCAGCCGCGTCCGAACGATGGGGCTCAAAGCCCCCCTCTACTGACGCTGCCGGCCGACGGGCGTGGTCCAGAGAATTTTCCGTGTCACAGATCGCCCAGAAGCTTGGTGAAGGAAGCGCGGCGGGGGCCCAGTGGGCTAAGTATTTGCATCAGACAGCGATTGACTTTGGAGCCCACCCGAATTCCGAGGCTCTATTTTCGAACTTGAGCCACCAGCCTATCGGCAATGGCAAGTCGCTGCTCAGCCTCACATACATTCATGCCGATGGCAATCTCTTCGTGGCAACGCTCAAATTCGCCTTTGAAGTCGGATTATTCGCCATGACACTTATCGGACTCGCATTTCCAGAACTGCGCCAAACAACCGGCCTATCCTGCAGCCTCGAGCGCCTGACGGCTGAACTTTCCCATCTTGTCACCACACGTCGAGAGTTCTCTTCGTCTTCTGGAAACGAATAATCTTGGCCGACGGCGCCACATTATGGACGAACCAATCCCCCTGATCTCCGATCATGTCGCGTTTCTGCCGTTGCTTCCCGTATATAAGCAGGTCATCCGGAAAATGCTGGCTGCCTATAATGCGGCACCCAACCAAGAGGCTGAACATGTACAGCTCAACAACCCCGAAAACTACGCGTACAAACTCTTTGCTCGAGCGGACGAGATCGACAAGGGATTTAGCTCCATCAAGCTAGTTGAGAAGCAGTTGGAGAACTTGCAACTGTCTGAGGAAAGTGCCCGTGAGTTGCTCATTTACCATTATGAAAATTTTCTAATTCGTGCGGTGGGCATGGTCGATCGCGCCCACAAACTGGCCGGGCAGGCAATTCTAATTCCGACGAACATACTCGAAAGTACCGGGTGCAACCGGGTCGTGAACCAAAAGTCGGAACGGCTGTATGGCACCGTTCATTCGGCACTGGCAGCGGTCGTCGAATCGGTGACAGATTACAAGTCTCTTCGCAACGAGCTTGTCCATTCTCAGCAGTTTTCCAACCGCCTCCTCTCTTCGGCCGCAATGGTGCAGACATTTGGGGACCAAGGCGACCTAGCGTTAAGTAGAGAGGCGTTAGCTCTGTTTCGCCGCAACGCTTTAGCCGAAGTACGCCAGACTTGGGAAGGTCTGCAAAAGAGTCTGAATGAATTGCTGTCAGCGCTCGCGCCGATAGTCACTGAGGCGTTTATCCTAGCTTCAGACTCAAAACACCCAAGCGCATGAGCTTGGCGCACGAAAGTGCACACGCTCCTTGCACACCGGAATGCGCTGCCGCGCCCCTGCTGGCGGGCCTCGGCGGTCGGCGCAAAGGTGCATAAAAAGTGTTGTATCAAGCGCGCAGGCGTGGCGGGGGAATGACCGCGCGCGCTGGGGGTTGGGGAGGGGGAGTGGCAAAAATGCGGCGGCGGCAACGGGCCTGCCCGCCCCCACAACGGCCTGCCGTCCTCTCGTCCACGCTCCCCCCCTCCCAGACCGGGAGCCCGTTGTAGCGGCTCTCATGCTGTAGCAATATTGGCCTAAAATACTGTTCATACATACAGTGATTTTTGCCATGCGCCCGCGACGCCCCACTGCCCCCGAACGCCGTGCCCTGACTAGCCTAGATCTGCGCGTGGTCTGGACTCGTGCGCCATCGCCCGAAGTGCGGGAATTGTTGTGGGAGATCCATCGGATGCACGGCGTGCTGCTGGCGTGCCGGGAGGACATGGAAATCATCCGCGCCGCCTGGCGCGAAGATGTGGGTGGGTGGCTCGTCGCCATCGAGTCGCTTCGTTCGCGGCTGCTTGATGAGCCATGCGTAGCGGAAGCGAGCGTCGACCGCATTCGTCCTACACGCGCGGAGCCGACGCCCGATACCCTGTCGGTCGAGCAATTATTGCCAACACAAAAAATCGTTGACGACAATAATTAACGCCCATACAATAATTACATGGACATCGAATTCGACCCGGCGAAAGATCAAGCGAACCGAGACAAGCACGGCCTATCACTGGCACTTGCAGAAGCGTTTGAGTTGGACGCCGCGCTCATCGAAATTGACGATAGACGCGACTACAACGAAGAACGGTTTGTCGCCCTCGGCCTGATCGGCGACCGGGTTCATGTAATGGTGTTCACTGTGCGTGGCGAAGCGATTCGAGTTATCAGCCTGCGCAAAGCCAATCGACGCGAGGTACAGCGATATGACGACGAAACGTAAGACCCAACCGATGACCGACGCCGAAGACGCGGCGATCACGCGTGCGGCCCAGTCCGATCCGGACAGCCCGCCGCTCACTGATACCCAACTGAAGAAGATGCGCCCAGCGCGCGAGGTGCTGACGAAAGCCCTCGGAAAGGAACGTACCGATGCCCTGCTGAAACGACGCGGGCGCCCTGCACTGCCGGAAAACGAACGCAAGGTGACGCTCAATATGCGAGCCGACCGCGATGTGGTCGATGCGTTCAAGGCGACCGGTGACGGCTGGCAAACTCGTATGAACGATGCGCTGCGCGAGTACGCCCGGTCGCACCACATGCTCCCAGCCTAACCGGAGCGGCGCGATATGGCGAAATTCGTAGAGGTCCGGAAGGGCGCGCGGGACGCAGGTGAAAGCGTGAATCTGTGGTTTGCGCATTGCGAGAGGTTGAAGGTGCCATACGTCACCGTGACGTGTCGCACGAAGCTCGCCGACGTGGAATGGGATCACATCTCGTATCCACCCGCCGTGGACGATCTGCTATCGGCTGGCGGAAGCGAGCTTCGTGACGCGGCAATTGTGATTTTCCGCCGCCATGCGGGCTCCGAGCATGCCGCAGAGTTCACGGCCAGCGACCTGCTTGTATCGTTCCGAAACCTTGAGATTCCTGCCGCCCGGAAAGCGGCCGAGGAACTCCATGACCTCATCGCGGCGCACGTCGCCGCCCGCCAGGCGCCCGCCTCGGCTCTACCACCTCATACCCTATAGTCAAGCGCGACAAGGTGGCTTAAGCCGTCTTGTCGCTGCTCGCAAGCGCATACGGTTCGAACCGCATCACCTCTTCCCCGAGCCAGTCGTTCACGGCTTTCATACTCTCCTGCAGCGGCATGATCTCGTTGACCCAGAAGACCTTCGCTGCCTTCTCGACGTCACCAAACCCGCCCGTGTTGTTCGGAATCACGCTCATGAGTTGCGGCGGCACTCGATGCGCCGCCAGCAGGTCGTCACGCGTCACGTTCTTGATGTTGAAGAACTCGTCCTTCGCCGCCACCTCCGATACGGGAATAATCTGCATACCGTCCTTCTTGCCGTTGGGGGCGTACATGAAGAGGTTGCGGAAATTGCCCGGCCCTTTTGAACTCTTCAGCGCTTCGCGCAGTGCATCGACATCCTGCTGGCTCTGCGCCGCGTCCGTCATGTACAGAATGAAGCCCGCGTGGCTCCCGTTCTTGTAATAGCGTCGGCGAAAGAGCGTGGCGGACTCGTTCAGCCAGGCGGCATTGAGCGCTGGCAAGTACTCCGGCAGTCCATACACCTCCTGCTCGACGTCGGCCTCCATCAGATGGAAGACGTCGCCGTTCGCAAACATCGAATCCTGCCCCACCTCGGGCACCCACCAATACGACTCCAGATCCAGACCCCGCCGGGTGTATTTCGTGAGCAACGTCTTCAGCGCGAGCGGGCCACCGAGCCGGTTCTTGCGCAGCTCGAAGTACGCGTTGCCGAACACCATGTAGTTGAGCGCGAACTCCCGGAATTCCGCCCGCGTCAGACGCTTGTGGGGGATAAACGTCGACGCCAGGATATTGCGCTTCACGTAGATCGCAGAGCTATGGTGCGGCGCGGCTCGGAATGAACGCGCCAGCCCGTCCCATGAAAGCGGCGGCTCGTACCATTTCGACATCTTCATGCACTCGATGTACGAAAGGATCTCCCGCTTGTCGAGAACCGCGATGGGATCACCAAAGGTAAATGCCTCAACACCGGGTGCCGGGGCCGCAGCGGGTTCCGTAATCGGCGTTTCCGCCTGGCGAGCGCGGTACCGCGCCTGTCGACTCTTGCTCACGAGTAAATCTCCATAAAGCCTTGGTTGGCGCCGGTCTGCCCATCGATGCCCTCATTCGATAGCGCGTGCATCGTCGCCCACGCGATATCGGCGTGGCTTGCCTGCGCAGTCCGGTCTGCCTTGTAAGTAACCTGCCCGCCGCCAGCGGTGAGCGTCTTGCGGATCGCCATAAACGACTGGGCAATGTCAGTGTGTCCGGCGTCGAACTCAAGCCGACCTTTGCTCATGACGTCGTGCGCCTTGAGAACGAGCTGGGTTTTGACGTGCGGCGAGTAGGTGAATCCGACCACTGCCGGATAGAACTTCTTCACGAGCTGGAACACTGCGTCACCGATGCCAGTCCGGTCTACGCCAATAAACGTAACGGTGTAACGCTCAGTGGCCTTTCGGATAGCTTCGGCCTGCGCCTCATAGTCGAGGCCCCGGAACGGGATGCGCTCCAAGATGCGGAACTTGCCGCCGGGCACCGCCGACGGTGCCAGTACCACGAGCGCGGCGGAATCGCCCATGCCGCTACCGCCGTTGGGGTCATATCCGAGCCACACCTGCCGATAGCCAAACGGGCGAGCCGCGAACGGCATGTAGTCTTCCCACACCTCCCAACTGTCGACCATGCAGCCCTGCAACAGACTGAACTTGAAGACGGCCAGCACGTCATCCACGAACTGGCACATGAGAAGGTTGGCGAACTCATCGGGGCCGTACTCGAGGCGCAGTTGCTCTAGGTCGAACAGATTGCACCCGCCCGCCAGCGCATCTTCCACGGTGACGATTTGCCGCCACTGTCCGTCCGGACAAAGCAATCCGTGCGCGAGCGCCGTGTGCGAAAGGTCGAGCTGGATGCGCTCTTCCTTCTTCCGGCCACGATTGAACAACGCCCCGCTCCAGAACGGGTATGCCTCGTGCGCCAGATTGGATGGCGTTGAGAAATATGTCTGGCGCCAGTGCTTATGGATCGCCATCCCGGACGCCACCTTACGCAGCTCCTGAAATTTCGACGTCCAGAAGTACTCGTCGAAATACAGGTTGCCGTGATAGCTCTGTGCCGTGCGCGCGTTGGTGCCGAGGAAGTACAGGTTAGCGCCTGTGTGCGGCAGATGCATCGGCGACCCGGCCAGCTCGACGTCTGCCGCGTCCTTGGCGAACTGCTTGATGTACTGTTGAAAGACGTGGGCCTGCGCCTTACTGGCCGATAAGAAAATCTGGTTGCGGCCGGTGTCTAGGGCGTCGATGAACGCCTCGCGGGCGAAGTACCACGTAGCACCGATCTGCCGGCTCTTCAGGAGGTTGCGGATACGGTGCTTGTGCCCTGCCTCGTACCAGGCACGCTGGTAATCGAAGATCGAATCCATGAACGCATCGCGAAGCTGGCCCAACTGCTTCTCGTTGATGCTGTTCTTCTCGAGCTTCTTGCGCGGCCCGCTGTTGCGGCTCGCAATCTTCGGGTTCAGATCAACCTCATTTCCCGTCTGCTGGTACTTGTGCACGCGCTGCATGCGCTCGATCTGTCGCCCCAGCAGGTCGATCTCTTTGAAGTCTTTCCCTTCCTTGGTTTCCTTGCGCACGAGTTGGATCATTCGCGCCTCGAGTGACAGCTCCACGCGGTCAACCGGTGCGATCTCTTTCCACTTGTCACGCCGACACCAACTGTGCACGGTCGACTTCTTCTCGCCAATCTTTTCGGCGATGCGCGCGACGCGCCACCCGGCGAAATACAGGTTACGTGCCTCAACGCGGGGATCGGTGTCTGTGACGTGCTGTTGTGCCATGCCGACATGTTTGCTCACGCGCGCACGTACGGTCGACGCGGCCGTGTTGTCAGGCGCAGTGGCACAACACCGCTTCGTTGCCCCGCGCGCGGCCGACGCAGAAGATGAGACATGTTGAACACTCACCCTGAGGAATACCCAACATGGCAAAGAAGTCAAAGTTCTTCCGCGTCGCCACCGAAGGTGCCACCACTGACGGTCGCACGATCACGAAGCAAATGATTAAGGAGATGGCCGCGACGTACGACGCTAACAAGTACGGCGCACGCATCAACCTGGAACACATTCGCGGCATCCTCCCCGATAGCCCTTTCAAGGCGTACGGCGACGTGATCGCGCTCAAGACCGATACGAACGCCGATGGCAAGCTGCAGTTGCTTGCCCAACTCGATCCGACTGACGACCTCGTGACCATGACGACGAAAGATCGCCAGAAGGTCTTCTCGTCCATCGAGGTGGACCCGGACTTCGCGGATAGCGGCCAGGCATATCTCGTCGGCCTAGCTGTGACTGACAACCCCGCGAGCCTCGGCACGGAGATGCTGGCTTTTAGTGCCAACGCCAAGCACAGCCCTCTGGCTGGTCGCAAGCTGCGCCCGGAGAACCTATTCACGGTGGCCGAGCCGGCCGTAATCGAGTTCGAAGACGAGACCGGCAGCGACGGCGAAGTCACGCTAACCATCAAAGGTTCCAGTACGTCGATGCTCGAGCGCTTCACGGCTGGCCTGCTGGGAAAAAAGCCCACGCCCACCACAGCGCCGGAAAAATCTCCGACCGCCATCGAGCAACCGCAGCAATTCACCGCTGAGATGGCTGCAAATGCCGTGGGCGGGGCCGTGACCAAGGCGATGGAGCGATTCAGCGAAAACATGACCGATGCGATGAAGCCTGTCACGGAAGCACTGGAAACGCTGCGCTCTGACCACGACGCGCTCGTGAAAAAGCTATCCGACACTGACGGCAGCGCGCCTCGCACCGCTGCCACAGGCGCATCCAACTCCGCCGATCTGACCGACTGCTGATCTCGGCCCCACATCAATACACGCACACCAACCATACCGGAGAAGCATCCATGCGTAAGGAAACCCGCAGTGCCTTTAATGGCTACCTGCGCCAAATCGAAAAGCTCAATGGCATAGAAAGCGCGACCGCGAAATTCGCAGTCGAGCCTTCCGTGCAGCAAAAGCTCGAGACCAAGATGCAGGAATCCGCTGAATTCCTGGGCAAGATCAACGTAGTCGGCGTAGACGAGCAGTCTGGAGAAAAGCTTGGCCTCGGCATCGGCTCCCCCATCGCCAGCACGACGGACACGTCTGTCAAAGAACGCCAAACCGTCGATCCGGCGGAGCTGGATGCGAACGGCTACTACTGCTCGCAGACGAACTCGGACACTCACATCACCTACCAGAAGCTCGACGCATGGGCGAAATTCCCTGACTTTCAAACCCGTGTCCGTGACGTGATCCTTCGCCGCCAAGCGCTCGACCGCATCTGCATTGGGTTCAACGGTGTGAAGCGAGCTGCCACATCGAACCGAGCGGAGAACCCCCTGTTGCAGGACGTCAATAAGGGCTGGCTGCAAAAGTATCGCGAGTTCGCACCGGCACGCGTCATGTCGTCGGGAAAAACTGCGGGCAAGATCGTCATCGGTGATGGCGGCGATTACGCGAACCTCGATGCCGTGGTATTCGACGCCATTTCCAGCCTGATCGATCCGTGGCACCAGGAAGACACCGACCTCGTCGTCTTGTGCGGTCGCGGGCTTGCGCACGAGAAGTACTTCCCGATGATCAATCGTGTCGAAAAGCCCACCGAGCAACTCGCAGGGCAGATCATCATGAGCCAGAAGGCTATGGGCGGACGCCCGGCAGCTATGGTTCCGTTCTTCCCGGCCCATGCCTTCATGGTGACGCGTTACGACAACCTGTCCGCATATTTCCAGTTGATGTCCCGCCGCCGCACGATTATCGATAACGCGAAGCGCGACCGCATCGAGAACTACGAGTCGAGCAACGACGCCTACGTAGTCGAAGACTACGGTCTCGGCTGTCTGGTCGAGCATATCGAGTTCGTTCCAGAGCAAAAAGCCGATAAGGCAGCTCCGGAGAAGAAAGTCGATAAGCCAGCGTCGGAACAGCAGCCAGCGAAGAAGGACTAACGATGCCATCGCCCGCTCAACAGCATTTCATGCGGGTCACCGCGGCGCGCGCTACCGCCGCCGCGGCGAACTCCGACGAACCGATCGTCGCCACCGCCTATGAGCATCAACTGATGCAGCTAGCGCAGGACAAGCGACAACTCAGTGGTGTCCAGTCAACGGAAAAGAAAGCGCAAGCCAAACGCGAGATGCTGCCGAAGTACGCCGCCTGGGTCGATGGCGTGCTATCGAGCGGGCGCGGCGTGCAGGACGACGTTGTGATGACCGTACTTGTGTGGCGTATCGACGCTGGCGACTACGCAGGCGCGTTGCCTATCGCAGCCCATGCTATCCAGTACGGACTCAAGATGCCCGAGCCGTACACGCGCACCACGGCATGCGTCATCACGGAGGAGTTCGCCGACATGGCGCGAAAGACGCGTGCGATCAACGGCGACGTGGACATCCCAAGCCTTCTCGCCGTTGCCCGTCTGACCGATGGTGAGGACATGCCGGACCAGGTGCGCGCAAAGCTCTACAAGGAGATCGGCTTGGCGCAAATCGACAAAGACCCTGCCGCATCCCTCGCCCGCCTGAAGCGCTCCCTCGAGCTGAACAAGAACATCGGTGTCATCAAGGACATCGAGCGCCTGGAGACGAAGCTCCGCAACCAGACTTCGACCGTCGCCGGCAACGGCGGCAGTTGACACCGAGCGTACCCCGCGCCGGGCGGCAGGGGGGCCAATGCTGGCTTGATTGCCAACGCAGGAGCCCCCCTCCACCGCCCACTGATGCGAACCACCGACTGGATCAACGTATGGCATTCCTCGCGCCCGCTCCGGCAACCGATACCGGAGAGGTCATCAAGAACGACGGATTCTTCCCGGATATCGATATCGACGCGATGCGCCAGACGCAACGCATCGACGGCACAGTGACTACCCCGCGTCTTAAAGCGGAGGCGATTGAAGCTATGGCATCAATCAACGCGGCGCTTTCCGATTGGCGGGTGGCGCGCAAGGCGGAAGGATTCGGCAGGTTGGCTGACGTAGCGAGCCTAGACGGCAAGCCAGTTGAAACCATCGACGGCAAGTCAATATTCTTTCACCGGTACACCCGCGCCGTCTTCTGCTGGGCGCACGCGAACCTGATCGAGAGATACCGGAACTTCGACGCGACGGGGGCTGGCGTCAAGCTCGACGACGTGACCCGGCCCGGCGCAGACGAGCTTCGACGTGACGCCGCATGGGCCATCAATGACATTGCCGGGCGCCCGCGCACCACTGTGGATTTGATCTGATGCGCGTACGTGCCATGCAAGGCGACACCATCGATGCGATCTGTTGGCGCTACTTCGGACGCACGCAGGGCGTGGTGGAAGCCACGCTTGCCGCAAACCAAGGACTCGCCGATCTCGGACCGATCCTGCCTCACGGATATGTGATCGACCTACCCGACCAACCCTCACGGCCTGAAAAAAAGACCGTGCAATTGTGGGATTAACAATGGCTGAACCCGTTACCACCATCGCTACGGCCGCCACGGTCGGCGTCGCAGTGCTATCCCTCTTCCCTGGCGTAGACCCTGCGGTAGTGATGGGCGCCTTTGCTGGCGCTGGCGTCTTTGTTCTCGCCTCCGAGGATCTCTCCCCGATCAAGCGCGTCGCGTTCTTTCTCTTCTCATTTATCGCGGGATGCCTATCCGCGAAGCTCGCCGCAGATCTCATTGGATGGGTATTGCCGGATCGCATTCAGGTCAATGGGGCCGTGGGCGCACTGGTGGCGTCGGCCGTCATCATCAAGTTGCTGATGTGGCTTATCAAGCGAGCATCGAACCCAGAAAAGCTGTTCGACGCATTAAAGGGAGGACCAAAACCGTGAATGCTCTAGCCCTTCTCAATGTCGCTCTGTGCACAGTCATAGCGCTACGCCTAATGCTGTTTCGGCGTGCATCCGGTAGCCACCGGCCGTGGGCGTCCCGACTCGCCTACGCGCTTGTTATCGCCACCGGCTCCGTACCGATCCGGGCCATCTTCGGTGCACCGCCTGCCACCGATTGGGCGTCACTGGCAATCACTTCGGTGCTATGCGTCGAAATACTCGCCGCGCGTGGAAACGTCGTGGATCTGTTTCGCACCGGCAGCAATCACGACAACCCCGTCACCCGATTTTTAAGGAAGACCCATGACCACGCCAGATAACAACCTGCGTGAGGGAGATCACGGAACAGCCGTCAGAGCACTGCAGATCGCACTGGCCGCCTACGACAGCTCGCTCGAGGCGGACGGATGGTTCGGCGAAGAGACGACGGCAGCCGTCGTGCGCGCACAGCAAGAGTTTGGCCTTGTCGTTGACGGCATCGCCGGTACGAAAACACAGCTTGCACTCGCGCGCGGCGAGCGGGTGAAAGGCCATCTCAGTTATGAAGATATCGCCGATGCTGCGGACAAACTCGGCGTTGAGCCAGAGATCGTGCGTGCGGTCAACGAGGTGGAGAGCAAAGGGTGCGGCTTCCTGCCAGACGGCCGAGTCTGCATCCTTTACGAACGCCACATCATGTACCGTGAGGTCGAATCGGCTGGCCTGGACGCCCCAGCTCTAGCCGCTCGCTTCCCGAACCTCGTGAATCCGGAGCGCGGGGGGTACGTGGGCGGTGCCGCAGAGCACTCCCGACTCGCGAACGCGTGCAGCATCCATCGCGAGAGCGCCTTCGCGTCGGCAAGTTGGGGGGCATTTCAGATCATGGGTTTCCACTGGAAGGCACTCGGCTACACAAGCGCGGAAGCATTCGCCGACCTGATGCACACCGGCGAGGCCGCCCAGCTCGACGCGTTCGTTCGCTTCGTCAAGAACGATCCCGCCCTTCTCAAGGCCATGAAATCGAAGAAGTGGGCCAATTTCGCCGAGCTATATAACGGCCGCGACTACGCAAAAAATCTCTACGACACCAAGCTCGCCAGAGCCTATGACAAGTACAAGGCACTGGAGATGGCGGCATGATGCCGTTCTCGAATGCGGTCCGTGCGGCGCTGGCGCTGGCTGGCGCGGTGCTGATCGTCTACGTACAGCAGTTGCGCCTCGACTCTGCGCTCGAGCGAGCAAAAAATGCCGAGAATGACGCGACCCGGCTATCCGCCGATCTGGACGACGCCCGCGAGAATCCCATCGTCATCACGAAGTACGTCGACCGAGTGCGCGAGATTCGCGTGAAGGGAGACACCATCATCCAAAAGGTTCCTGTCTATGTCACCGCTGAAGCTGATGCTGCCTGTACTGTGCCTGTTGGCTTTGTCAGGTTGCACGACGCCGCCGCCGGCAACACCCCACCTGACAATCCCGGCGATGCTGATGCGCGCCCCTCCGGCGTTGCACTCTCTGCCGTTGCAGAAACCGTGGCCGATAACTACACCGCCTACTACGAACTCGCCGCCAGATACGACGCCCTGCGAGACAAACTGCGGCGCAGTCCATTCGTTACCATCGATCAAGACGAGAGCGTAGCGCGATGAAAAAGCCAGATGCCCTTCGCGCAGCGCTAGTTGAGAACAATCGGTTTCTCAGCACGAATCCAGACGCCCTTCACCTTTTCGTCGACAACGGCAGGCTGCTTGCAACGCGCGCCGCAGGTGAAGCAGCGTCACAAGGCGGCTCGTTCATGTACGAGTACACACTGAACATCGTCATCACCGATTACCCTGATGAATCTCCCACACTCATGCTCCCGTTGGTCGCATGGTTGGCCGATTGGCAGCCGGATCTGCTTGCCAATGATTACCGGCAGCGCGATGGCATCAAGTTCGAAGCCGAGATCCAGACAAATAAGACGGCCGCTATCTCCATTGATATTCGACTAACAGAATCGATCGATGTGCGTTACCTGAACGGCAAGCCGAAGTTTGTCTATCGCCAAGAGCCATTGCTTGACGACGATATGCGGGATTTTCTTGGGGTACCGACATGGTGACCGATCTGCACGAGCTTGAGTCGTGGGCCGTGGGCCTGCTCAACGCCATGAGCCCTGCCGGACGACGAGTCCTCGCCGGAAGCATCGCGCGGGAGCTGCGCAAGCGCTCGCAAGACAGGATCGCGGCCCAGGTCAATCCGGACGGCTCGGCCTATGCGCCGCGCAAGCCCCAACTACTACACCGAAAGCAGGGGCGCATACGCCGGAAAATGTTCTTGAAACTGCGCGCGTCGCGCTTTCTGAAGACGGAAGCAACAGCGGACAGCGCCGTGGTGAAGTTCGCCGGTCAGGTACAGCGCATGGCACTCGTTCACCACTATGGCCTGCGAGACCGTGTGCAGAAAGATGGGCCGGTCGTTAAATATGACGCTCGCGAACTTCTCGGCATCTCAGACAGCGACCAATCCACACTTGCCGACCTCGTCATTGCCCATGTGGCACGCTAAGTTGTTGTGCCATTGAGCGCCACAACACCACCAGCGTGACGCCCTCTCGCGCGCGCGGCATCCTGCCAACATGGATGCCGAACACAATCGCCTCATCGCCAACCTGATCGCCACGGGCACCGTGGCCGAAATCACATACCGACCGCTGCGCGTGCGGGTGTTGGTACGCGACCGCCTGACGGACTGGTTGCCGTGCCTCCAGCCCGCCGCCGGCCGCGTCCGTATCTGGTTGCCATTGAGCAAAGGTGAGCAAGTCACCGTCCTGTCTCCAAGTGGTGAAACCGGCAACGGTATCGTGATGCGCGGCGTGCCGTCTGATGCCATTCCCTCGCCGTCAGAGAACCCCAACGAATTTATGATCGACCTCCCGGACGGCGCACGCATCGTCTACAACGACGCTACCGGTGCGCTCAGTGCTACAGGACTGAAGACCGCACACGTTAAGGGGAGCGAGTCCGCAACCGTCGATTTCCCGGAAGCCGCCTTCACCGGCAACGTGCATGTCGCAGGCTCGCTCACTGTCGAGAAACTGCTCACCTACAACGGCGGCATGTCAGGCCAACCCGGCACGGGCGGGAAAACGGTTATCAGGGGAGACATCACGCACACCGATGGTGCTCTCTCATCGAATGGTGTCGTGGTTGACCTGCACGACCACGGCAACGTGCAAAACGGGGGCGGGCGCACCGATGGTCCGCGCACGGCATGAGCTATATCGGGATGAACAAGTTCTCCGGCAGACACCTGACGGATGCCAACCACATCGAGCAGTCCGTGGACGATATTCTCTCCACCCCAATAGGCTCACGTGTGATGCGCCGCGAATACGGTTCGCTGGTGCCGGAGCTACTCGACCAACCGACCAACGCCTACACCCGCATGCTTCTGCAGGCCGCATGCGTCATGGCGATTACGCGATGGGAACCCCGTATTTCGCTCACCAGCCTCACGTTCAACGTCGGCACCGGCGAGAACATCGGCAAGACCATCGTTGACTTCGAGGCTGACCGCGTCGACGGATCTCGCTCTGGTTCCCCGGTAAAAGCGAGCGTTGCACTCAGGCGAGGTGTAGCGTGAGCGCGCTGGTCGACTTCTCGAAGCTCCCATCGCCGGACGTCGTCGAGCCGCTAGACTTCGAATCCATCCTGGCCGAACGTAAAGCCCGCCTCATCGAGCTGACGCCGCTCGACCAGCGCGCCTCCGTCACGGCCACGCTTGAGCTGGAATCCGAGCCCATCGTCAAGCTGCTTCAGGAGAACGCCTATCGCGAACTGACATTGCGACAGCGGATCAACGAAGCGGCTGTGGCGGTCATGCTTCCCTACGCAAAGAGACGTGACCTCGATAATCTCGTTGCCTTCTTCGAAGTCCAGCGACTGACAATCGTCGAGCCGTCCCCGTCTTCCAGCCCACCGGTGGCAGGTGTGTACGAAGACGACGATGCCCTTCTGGAGCGTGCACAGAACGCCTTCGAGGGGCTGTCCGTTGCCGGGCCGACAAAAGCATATGAGTTTCACGCTCGCTCGGCTGACGGCCGGGTCGCTGACGCATCCTGTACCAGTCCTGCGCCGTGCGAGATCCTGATTACCGCTTTGGGAGCAGACGAAGACGGTAGCGTGCCAAAGGAAGCGCTCGATGCAATTCGAGCGAAATTGAGTGACGAGGACATTAGGCCCGTCGCCGACAGAGTGTCAGTGAAAGCCGCGAGCGTCACCACGTACGAGATCGTTGCCGACCTTTTCGTTGCCGATTTCACGCCGGAGAAGGCACTCCTCCTGCCCGTCGCGCAGGCCAATGCGAAAAAGTTCGCCAAGTCTCGCCGTCGCCTTGGTTTTAGCATCTACCGGGCCAAGATTGACGCAGCGCTTGCTATCGAAGGCATTGAGAACGTCGTCATTTCCTCACCGGCTGCAGACATTCCACGCGACAAGACCCAAGCCGCCATTTGCAAGAGCATCAAATTGCGCCTGCGGGGTGCGGATGGCACGGTACTGGCAGCCGTATGACGCGTACGCTACTCCCGCCGAACGCAACCACCCTCGAGCGAGCTGCAGCTCGTGCGCTGGCCGATATCGCGCGCGTACCTGTGCCGCTGCGCGATCTATGGAATATCAGCGCCTGTCCAGTACCACTTCTCCCGTACCTGGCCTGGGCCGTGTCGGTCGACCGATGGGACGACACCTGGCCGGAAGCAACGAAACGCGATGTCGTTCGCAAGAGCTTCTGGTTACACAAAAGGAAGGGAACGATTACGGCCCTACGCCGCGCCGTCGAGCCCCTGGGCTATCTGATTGAGGTCATCGAGTGGTGGCAGCAATCACCTGCCGAGCGTAGCGGCACGTTCCGGCTGCGTGTGGGCGTGCTTGACACTGGCATCACCGACGAGATGTTTAACGAGCTGGTTCGCGTCATTGACGACGTGAAGCCCGCGAGTCGCCATCTGCTCGGCATGGAAGTCAGTCTTGAGACACGCGGAAAGCAGTATTTCGGCGCAGCCGTCAGCCTCGGGGAAGTGTTGACGGTCTACCCATACACCCCGGAAACCATCACTGTGAGTGGCCTCGAATTCACCGGAGCTACCGCACACCTTATTGAAATTCTGACCGTTTATCCATGACAGCGACCTACTACACCATCGCCACCGATATTGGAAATGCCAAAGAAGCCAAGGCCATTGCCCTCGGCCTGCGCCGTAAGTTCGTGGCGCTCGCTGTAGGTGACGGCGGTGGCGACAATGCGCCGATACCAACGCCAAAGCCAGACCAGAAAGCACTGCTCGGCGAGTGGCGCCGGGCGCCGCTTAACTTGCTCGAGCAAGATCCGAAAAACCCGTCCCAGCTCATTGCAGAGCAGATCATTCCGGAGAATGAGGGTGGCAAGTGGATTCGGGAAATGGCGCTCATCGATGAGGACGGCGATATCTGCTATATCTCAAACGCCCCGCCGACGTACAAGCCGCTGCTGCCGGAGGGGTCGGGAAAGACTCAGGGCTTGCGGATGGTCATCATCGTTTCGAACGTCGCCACCGTCGAGCTGAAGATCGACCCCAGCGTCGTGCTGGCAACACGCGAGTATGCCGACAGATCCATCACGGTCGCGATGAAAGCGCACTCCGATGCGACTGATCCGCACCCGCAATACGCACTAAAGAGCGTTACCGATACCCATTTGCCATCGGAAGTCGCAGCCAAGACGTATCTGAGTATCGAAGCCGCGAAGAAATACCTGCCCACGGAAGATGCGCAGAAGACATATCTGGCGATTACTGCCGCGACCGAGCAATTTCAGCACATCGAGGCACTTGCCCGCGCCCACGGCTCGCAACTGTTCACGCAGAACGGCAAGATGACGGTGCCCGATGGCGTCACGGACATCTACGTGTCGGGATGCGGCGGTGGAGCGGGTGGTGGTGGTGCGGCATGGAATGACCATATCCAAGCTAGCGGAGGCGGCGGCGGCTCTGGCTATTGGTGCGTACGACAGCGAATCCCGGTGAAGCCGGGGCAAGAGCTGACCATCAATATCGGTGGTGGTGGCGTAGGTGCTGTATCGACCAAGCCAGGCGAGAACGGAGTGGATGGACGAAACGGTGGTGCCACAACGATTGCGGAACTTGGTCTGACCTTGGGGGGAGGCGAGGCCGGAGTTCGCGCAATTATTAATGGCGTATGGGGCAATGGCGCGGGGCCAGGTCAAGGTGGAAACGGAGGCCAATGGGGAAGTGTCGGCATGTCGCGAAAGGCTGATTTCGACAACATTTGTCCTGGTGGTGACGGTGGCTCGACCCCGTTTGGGGCCGGCGGTGCGACGTGTGGCTGGAGCTGGGGAGGTGTCGGGGGCGATGGAAGGGGCCATGGCAGTGGCGGCTCTGGAGGACAGTCGTCAAGTATCGGTTCGCCGGCGCCTGGCGGCGGCGGTGGCTCGGGTGCCAAGGGCATGCTTCTCATTGAATGGTGAATCATGAAATACGCATATTTTGATCCGAACCTCGGCGGCAAGGTGATCCAGTGGATGGACACTGATGCGGCGAACTACGTGCTTCCCGATGCGACATTGCTACACGAGTGTTCCGAGGCCGACTGGAAGCTACGCGAGGGCGGCGACATGATGGTCAAGGGGGGCAAGATCGCCCCTTACGTCGCCCCACAGCCGTCGCCCGAAGTGGTGCTCGCGCGAGTCAAGGCAGGCGCTAACGCCCGCATCACCGCTTACGCTGAAGCCAAGCGCAAGGAAATCGCGGGCACGCAAGACGACGGCGAAATTGCTGGCTGGAACAACAAGTTGCGCATCGCTCAAGCCATTGTCGCTGGAAATGCCACGGACGCCGACAAAGCGGCGTTCGAAGGCGAGATTGCGGCGCGCGCTATCCCCGGTGAGACGATGGACATCTTCGTACAAAAGGTGCTCAAGAGCGCCATGTTCTACGCCAAGGCTGCCGGAATCATTGATGGCCTAAAGCGCAAGGCACAAGACGACGTGGCAGCAGCCAAGACGCCCGAGGCGGTGGAGGCCGTGATAACGACGATGAGGAAAAAGGCCGAAACGGCGCACGCCGAACTGGCGAAGGCATTGAACCCACCGGGTGTTGTGTGACCTGACCACACAACACCACACGCGTGCTTCTCACGCGAGCGCGAGAGATCCTACCGGCAGGCTTTCCAACACCTCCGGAGGATCTGAATGCCAAGCGACTATCACCACGGCGTACGCGTACTTGAGCTGAGCGACGGCACGCGTCCCATCCGCACCATCGAAACTGCCGTCATCGGCATGGTCTGCACGGCGGAAGACGCTGACGCGGCCGAATACCCGCTAAACGTCCCCGTTCTGAAGACAAACGTCCAAGCCGCCATCGGAAAGGCCGGCACGAAAGGGACACTCGCCGCGTCACTCGATGCCATCGCCAGCCAGACAAACTGCGCCACGGTCATTGTGCGTGTGCCAGAAGGAAAGAAGCCAGAAGAGACCACAAGCGCGATCATTGGCACTACGACCGCTGATGGAAAGTACACCGGCATGAAAGCCCTCCTTTCCGCAAAGAACAAGGTCGGCGTGCAACCGCGCATTGTCGGCGCTCCTGGCCTCGACAGCTTGCCGGTATCGTCAGAAATGAAAGGAATCGCGCAAAAACTGCGCGCATTCCAATACGCCTCAGCCTGGGGATGCAACACGAAGGAAGAGGTCGTCGCCTATCGCGAGAACTTCGGCTCGCGCGAGACGATGCTGATCTGGCCCGAATGCGTGAGCTGGGACACGGTCGCAAATCGAGAGGCATCGGCATACGCCGTCGCACGCGCGCTCGGGATGCGCGCCAAGATCGACAACGAGACGGGATGGCACAAGACCCTGTCAAACGTTCCTATGAATGGCGTCACAGGCATCTCGAAAGACGTCTTCTGGGACTTGCAAGACCCGTCGACCGACGCGGGCTTTCTGAACAGCCACGACGTCACCACGATCATCAACCACCAAGGCTTCCGCTTCTGGGGTTCGCGCACCTGCTCGGCCGACAAACTCTTCGCCTTCGAGAACTACACGCGCACGGCACAGATCCTCGCAGACACGATGGCAGAAGCGCACTTCTGGGCCGTCGATGGGCCGCTTAATCCGTCGCTGGGCCGCGACATCATCGAGGGAGTCAACGCCAAAATGCGCTCGCTCGTCTCAGCGGGGTACCTGCTCGGCGGTAGCGCCTGGTACGCCGAAGCGCCGAACACGAAGGAGTCGCTCAAGTCCGGCAAGTTGTTCATCGACTACGACTACACGCCGGTACCGCCGCTGGAAGACCTGTCGTTCCGCCAGCGCATCACCGACCGATATCTGCTCGATTTTGCGGCCAAGGTCGCCGCTGCAGCGTAATCCCGACAATACGAGGACACGAACATGGCATTGCCCAAGGTACTCAAATTTTTCAACACGTTCCAGGACGGAAAGAACTGGGTCGGACTGACGCCAGAAGTCTCGCTTCCGAAGCTCTCACGCAAGATGGAAGCCTATCGCGCAGGTGGGATGCCAGGCGAGGTCGAACTGGATCTTGGCGTAGAGAAGCTCGAAGCCAAGATCACGTGGGGAGGCCTGATGGTAGATGCCATCAAGACCTTCGGTACCGCGAAGGTGGACGGCGTCATGCTCCGCTTCGCCGGTTCGTATCAGGAGGATGGCGGCGGCACGATCTCCAAGGTCGAGGCCATCATGCGCGGTCGATACAAAGAGCTTGATCCAGGAAACTCCAAAGCGGGGGACAAAAGCGAGAACAGCGGCACGCTCTCGCTTTCGTACTACAAGCTCACCATCGACGGCGAAGTCGTCTACGAGATCGACATGGTGAACATGATCGAGAACGCTGGTGGCGCCAACCGCCTCGCAGAACACAAAAACAACATCGGCCTCTGACTCTCCCGGCCGGCATAGCGCCGGCCCCCTCTTTCTCTTAGCTGAACACGACCATGCCAGAAATCATTACCCTCGACACCCCCATCAAATCCGGCAAGAACGAGATCACGTCGCTCGAGCTACGCAAGCCAGGTGCCGGTGAGTTGCGAGGCATCAATCTGTCAGACCTCGCCCAGATGAGCGTCGACGCGCTCATCAAGGTCTTGCCTCGCATCACCAGTCCGTCTCTGGCCGATCATGAGGTGGCGTCGATGGACCCGGCCGACCTATTGCAATGCGGTTTGACGGTGAGTGGTTTTTTGCTGCCGAGAGCCGCGAAACCGGATGTATCCCCCTCGACGTCGAAGACGCCTTCGCCGACGTTGCAGTGATATTCCACTTCCAGCCGTCGGCACTTGACGGTTGGAGCCTCACCGAACTGATGCAATGGCGCGAGCGCGCCCGAATACGTAGCGGAGCAGACAGTCAATGAGCGACGCAGGGCGCAAGCTGCAACTGGAGGTCGTCTGGAAGACCATCGACCAGATGACCGCCAACACGCGAAAGATCCTCGGCACCAACAAGGAAGCCGCGCGCAGCCTGAAGGAGGTGCGCGATCGCCTCAAAGATCTGGAGAAGGCACAGCGCGAGGTCGGCGAGTTCGGCAAGCTCCGCGCCGGACTCGGCAAGACGTCGACCGAGCTGAAAGCAGCACAGGAGAAGCTGCAGAATCTCTCGAGCGAATTCCAACGGGCAGAGAAGCCAAGCGACGCGCTCGCCAAGCGCATGCAGGCGGCGTCCCGCTCGGTCACCGAACTGTCACGGCGGCACGCCGACCAGAGCGAGCGTCTGTCCGTGCTTCGTCAGCGCATGGAAGCCGCCGGGCGAGGCACTCAAACTCTCGCCTCCTACGAGAACAACCTGCGCTCCAGCATTGCCGGTGCCAATGCCGAACTGTCCGAGCAAAAGAACCGCCTCAATGCCCTGCGACAACAGGAAGAGCGGCTGGGCGCCGCACGCGAGCGTCGCGACAAGCTGCGATCGACGGCCGGGGCTTTGGCAGGTGCTGGCGTGGGCGCGACCGCCGCCGGTGCCGTGCTTGGCCTGCCCGTCAAATCCGGGCTGCACGAATCGAAGCACATGGCAACCGAGATGCAGCGCGTGCGAGCGCTGGGTCTGAGCGACAAGGAGACGCAAGAGGCCATCGGCTTTGCCAAGCAGATGAAGTCCTATGGCACCAGCCGCACCGAGAACGTCGAGCTGATGCGCGACGCGCTCACGGTGTTCGCCGACGCCCACCACGCCGAGATGGTCACGCCCTTGCTCGCGAAGATGAAGTTCGCGAACAAAGCGCTCTACGGTGCGGAGAAAGGCGAAGAGAACGACAAGAAGTTCATGGACATGCTCAAGGTCATCGAAATGCGCGGTGGCCTTGCCAGTGAAGCGGAGTTCGCCAAGCAGGCCAACATGGTGCAACGCGTGTTGACCGCAACAGGTGGCCGCGTCGGCCCGGAGGAATGGCTCAACGTCATCAAGACTGGTGGTCTTGCCGCCAAGGGCATTGACGCCGACGGCTTCTACAACCAACTCGAGCCACTCGTGCAGGAAATGGGCGGCAATCGCGTTGGCACAGCGCTCATGAGCGCCTACCAGAACCTGTACCAGGGTCGCACGACAAAGCGCGTGGCGCAGAACCTTGACGCGCTCGGACTGATCGGTGATCCAACGAAGGTAACGCACGACAAGAGCGGCCAGCTTTCCTACGTAAATCCAGGAGCGCTGAAGGGATCGGAGCTATTCCGAACAAACCAATTCGAGTGGATGGAAAAGGTACTACTGCCGCAGCTCGCGGCGAAAGGCATCACGGGGAAACAAGAAGTGCTAAATGCCATCGGCGGCATCTTCTCGAATCGCACCGCGTCCAACCTCTTCTCGCAGATGTACCTACAGCGAGACCAGATCCACAAGAACGCCAAGCTCAACCGGGGCGCGGCCGACATTGACACGATCGACAAGCTCGCCAAGGACAACGCGAGCGGCGTAGAAGCCGAGAATCAGGCCAAGCTGCGCGATCTGATGCTGGAGATGGGGAATCAAGTGCTGCCGCTCTACGTCAGCGGAATGCAGGCGTTGACGTCTTCCATCAAGGCCGTTACGGGATTCATGGAGGAGCACACCACGACGGCCAAGATACTAATGATTGCCATCGCCGGTGTCGCGGGCGTGCTGCTGTTGCTCGGCCCGGCCATGCTCGCTGTCGCCGCACTCCTCGGCCCCTTCGCTGTCCTGCGGTTCGCCTTTCAAGCGGCGGGTATTCAGGGCGGCGCGCTGGCGACCACCATACGCCTCGTCGGCTCTGCCTTCCGCTTTGTTGGCACGTCCATCATGTGGATGGGCCGGGCCATGCTCACCAATCCGCTCGGCATCGCGCTCACCGCGCTGGCCGTTGCTGCCGTCCTGATCTACACGAACTGGGACAAGGTGAAGGCGTATTTCGTGGGGCTGTGGTCGGAGATCAAGGCGGCATTCGATGGCGGCATCGGTGGCATCGCGTCGCTCCTGCTCAACTGGTCGCCGCTCGGCATCTTCTACCAAGCGTTCGCGGGCGTCTTGAGCTGGTTCGGAATCGAGCTGCCGGGTAAGTTCACTGAGTTCGGCCGCAACATGGTTATGGGTCTCGTCAACGGCATCACCGGTGCGCTCGGTACCGCGAAAGATGCCGTCGTGGGCCTCGGCGAGCGGACTATCGGCTGGTTCAAGGATAAGCTCGGCATTCACTCGCCAAGCCGCGTATTCTCCGAGCTGGGCGGGTTCACGACGGCGGGCCTCGAGCAGGGCATCACCAACACGCAAGACGGCCCGTTGTCGGCCGTGCAGTCGCTCGCCCGGCAGCTCGCCGGGGCAGGGGCCGGGATCGCATTCGCCGCCAGTTCACCCGTCGCGGCGAACATTGCCTTCGATACGCGTCCCCCTATCGCTGCAAGTGCGGCAACGGCCGTTCCGGTGGCGGGCAATCACTACGAGATCCATCTGCACGCGGCGCCGGGAATGGACGAAGCGCGGCTTATGCAGATGCTCGAGCGCAAGCTGAAGGAGCTGCAGCACAAAGACGCCGCGCGCAAGCGCTCGCGATTCACGGACCCTGATTGAGGTATCGACCATGATGATGGCCTACGGGCTTTTCGTGTTTACCCTGAGCACGGTGCCCTATCAAGAATTCAAACGGCAGGTGAGCTGGCGCTTTGCTTCGAACTCGCGTGTCGGCATGCGCCCGTCACGCCAATTCCTCGGCCCAGACGAAGAGCCGATCACATTGAGTGGCGTACTGCTCCCCGAGCTATCGGGCGGGAGAATGTCGCTCAAGGTGCTCGAGCTGTTAGGCTCACAGGGTAAAGCGTGGCCGCTCATCGAAGGCTCTGGCATGATCTACGGTATGTATACGCTGGAGAGTCTGGAGACCACCAGCACGGTATTTTTCAGCGACGGCCGCGCGCGCCGTGTCGAGTTTTCCGCCACATTCAAGCGCGCCGATAACTACGATCTGCGGCTATTGGGACTTGCCACAAGCGCACTGGGCGGCCTCGCGGGCAATGTACTTGGCAGCGTTGGCGGCATCGCCGTCGGTGCCGTGGGTGGGGTGGTGGCGGGTGTCGCCGGCGACGTCGTCGGGGGCATCGCCAACAAGGTTGGTGACACGGTCGGTAAAGTCGTGGGTAAAGTACTGTGATCGAAGCCTTCGAAAGCGTCACCGGCATGCTGGGAAAGGCGATCGGCACGCAAGACGATCTCGTTCCGGTGCCCATCTACCGGCTCACCAAGGCGGGCAAGGACATAACCGGAAGCTTTGACGGGCGACTTATCAGCCTGACGCTCGAAGAGAATCGCGGCTTCGAAGCCGACCGGCTCGACATTGAACTCGACGATTCGGACGGCGCGCTTGAACTGCCATCGCGTGGAGCAAAACTGGCGTTGGCCATCGGTTGGAAACACGAGGGCCTTATCGACAAAGGCGTATACACCGTCGACGAGATATCCCATCAGGGGCCACCGGATCGATTGGTGATCCGAGCCCGCTCCGCAGATCTACGCTCCGGACTCACCACGAAGCGAGAGAAGTCGTATCACGGCATTTCGCTGCTGGATCTCGTGAACCTGATCGCCGGACGTCACAATCTCGGCGCGATGGTGGCATCGTCGCTGGCGAACCAGTTCCTCTCGCATCTCGATCAGACTGGCGAGTCCGACGCGAGCCTGCTCACGCGCGTGGCGAAGATGTTCGACGGCATCGCAACCGTGAAGGCCGACAAGCTACTGTTCGCCAAGGTCGGGCAAGCGCTCTCAGCATCGGGAAAGCCGCTAACGCCTGTGACCATCGTTCGGCAAAGCGGCGATCAGCATCACTTCTCAGTTGCCGACCGTGAGTCATTCGACTCCGTGGTTGCCTACTATCAGGACACGCGCGCAGCGAAGAAGGGGCAAGTCGTCGTCACCGCTGTGGCAGAGACGAGTACGGCGCGAAGTCCCTCGAAGAAGAAGGGGATGCCCGCAAAGAATGGGCCGCCGGTTGTCGAACCAACCGGTAATACGAAGGAACTGCGGCACACCTACGCGAACAAGACCAATGCAATGCGGGCCGCGAGGGCCGAGTGGCAGCGCATTCAGCGCGGCGTGGCGAGCTTCTCGTGGACACTAGCGTGCGGCAACCCAGAGTTGTTCCCCGAGGTGCCCGCGACGGTGCGCGGCTTCAAGCCACAGATTGACAGCACCGAATGGATTCTCGCCAAAGCCACGCACACCATCGACAGCAGCGGTGGCTACACGACAGCGCTTGAGCTGGAAATCAAGGCAACTGAGGTGCCGGATGAAAAAGATTGACGTGTCAGCCTTTCAGGACACGACCAGCAGCGCTGATAGCAAAGCCAACACCTGCGGTAATGGCCTCGTTTGCCAGGCTGGCAACGAGAGATTTGCCGCCCGATTTTGCTGCGTCCTTTAAGCGATCGCCGATGCTCTTCTCGCCAGCCAAATTGGGCAGCGTGGCATTAAGGGCCGCGAGCCCCTTGTCCGTCAGAGTGCACTCGCTGAAATAGATTTGGCCTCGTCCCGTAGACGCGACATAGCCTTGTCCGATGAGCCACGCTAAGGACTCCATGAAAAACTCCGCCGGTTCCGAGAGCCCCCCTGCGTCACCATTCTCAGGACACAACAAATCCGCACCCCCACCTGGCAAAAACTGGGTCGGGCTCAACGTTATCGAAACGGGAAAATTCGCATAGAGCGTTGCAAGAATCTGCCCAGCAACTTCGTTAAATCTTTCAATGTTTGGAGAATCCGCCATGTATCGCCGTGATGAAGAAAAAGAAAAACGCATCAAGACCATCGAGAATGTGATTGAAAACCAAGTCCTGCAACGCATAGACGCGATGCGATCAAAAGTCGCCTGGACAACACTTCTCGACAAATACAGCCATGATGAGATAGCTGAGGCACTAGTTCTCCAACTCTCCGGGGGCAGATACATTCAAGCCCCCCGGTGCAACTGCTGCTGTAGACAGCATCAGTAATCTCGCCCCCGGAGTCTCAGCAACTATCGCCGCTTGCTCGCAGAGGCGACGTTCGCCCAATGGGCCCCATGTCCCTGCACATCTGGCAAGCACTCCCTAACGACACTTGACGGGATCGTAATCAAACTTCCTGGGGAATATGACTGGCCCTCGAATTCGCATCGAATCACGCTGTCGGTGATGCCCTTTGCTTCGAGGCGCCCAGTAGCCAACCCGGCACCAACGCCGACCGTAACGACAGCCGCGCTGAAAGCCATCGCAACAGACCAGCGCCGAGCCACAACCGTTTGGCGGGTTGACGTCTTTAGATGATCGCTTAATCCGACGCAGCCGTGACACGGCACTGAGTGGACGTGGATTGCTGGCGCGGGCGATTGTGCCACCGCTCCGGACTCTTCGTCCGCAGCAGTATCCGAATCGCTATCGCCCTTCTCAAGATCGCTGAGAAACGCCATCGCGTCGAGAAACTCGGCCCTGGGAAGCTCGACAATGCGCTCAATGCCGAACTGCGTGAAGATCATCCCGTAGATGTCCAACACTTTGACGCCGCCAGCCATCGCAATGGGCTTCGCCTTTGTGAATATGGCTCGACGCTGAAGAGATGTGATCGTCGGTGGCTTTTCCGGAGGAGCTGCGCCGTTGATCGTGATTACGTTGCTCTGTGTCGGGCCATTGTTGTTGTGGACAACATCGCCTCCCGCCACCTGCCCAATATCATTATTGAAGTTCTGCTCGTTCATCCCCGAAATCCTTGCCCCGCTCCTTCTACGGGTGTACGGGGCTTAACTTGGTAAAGAACTACTTTTTCTTCTTCGAACCACCTACGTGAATGGTCTGCGGCACAGTGATATCGCCCGCCACATGCTGTCCAATCTTCACACCGCTGTGGAAGTTCTGCTGAACCTTCGCTGGAGCTGCGCCGCCGATGAGTGCGCCTAAGGCCGCAGCCCTCACGGCATCTGATGCCTCGCGGTAGCGACGTACCAAATCGGCTTCATCAGGGGAAATTGAAGACGCGTTGCGTTGCCCCGTAAGCAAATACATTACGTCAACGCCAAGCTCAACAATTGATTCGAGGTACAGGGAATCGGGACGTCTCGTGCCGTTTTCATAGTTCTGTTGTGCGTCTCTCTTGACGCCACCAGCGGCACCAAAGTCCGTCTGATTTAGCCCCAAGCGCGAACGCTCCTCCCGAAGGCGACTCGAGAATGAGGTCATTTAAATTCATAAATCCTTTGACATGAGGTCAATTGGCCGCATATCATGAGCTTGTTCATTATTTCAACCATGAGTATATCGCCATGCCGTCCATCACCAAACCGATGCGCAGCTATGCGCCGCGTGCAAACAACCGAGATCACACCATGTCCGTCTGCATGTCGCTTGCAGAAAGAGCCGAAATTGACGCCTTCGCCAAAATTGCTGTCACGGGCAAAACCATCTCCGCATCCTTCTCGGCGCGCCGACTGATCGGCATTGGGGTAGCACTCCAGGACTCGTATCCCGAGGTATTCACTCGACTGCACGCCGAGGTCGCCGAAAAACTCGGCAAGGCGGCCTAAGCCCTGATGACGGGAGGTCTTCGTGTATCTCAATCCGAAAGATGTTCGCGACCACCGCATCACGGTTCGTCTGAACGACGACGAACTCGACGTGATCGTTGCGATGGCGAAATACCTCGGTGCGCAACCCGCCGCGCTGGCCCGCGAACTCATGCTGAGACAGGCCGCAGAGGTGTTCGCCATGTCCGGCAATGTAGCGCGCGCCGTCGCTTGATAGAAGTCGACGAATAGCCGCTCAACAGATGCCGGAAATCGAAATCGCCGTCAGTACTGACCAACTGGTGGAACTCGAACAGTTGTGCAAAGCACTGGGATTGCCAAGCGTCGAAGAGCTTGGGACATGGCTTCTGAAAACCCGTGTTCGAGAACAGATGGAGCGAGTCTCGGGATGCCGTCGTGCCCTTTATGAAGTCACAGGAAGGAAGCTCGGGGATAGCGAATGACAAAGTTTGAACGTAAGAAGCACCGGCCCCAGCGGCAGCGACGTGACGCTATCAAGGGATTCGCCATCGTAAAAGCGCGGAGGAACTCACCAAAGCGGTGCATCGGCAGGCCATTCCAAAAGTGCCCTCATTGCGAGAAATCCATGCAGATTCGTACGAGCAGACCGTCCTCGCGGACGATGCGGGAAATCTACTACCTGTGCACCAACATTCCAGCCTGTGGCTTTGTCGGCAAGTACCTTCTGGAAGGAGTGTCAACCATCACGCCTAGCCAGAACCCAAACCCTGACGTCTTCCTGCCTATCTCAAAGGCAAAGCAGATACCTGTCGATGACCGGCAGATGAACCTGCTAGACAGCGTCACCTAACTCTTTTTAGCCCCTTTCGTCACCTCTCGCATCGTGCCTTTTCGGCGCGAGGGGATTTTTTTACCTGAAATCCGGAGAAATCCATGCAAAACACCACGTCTTCCGCAGTGCTCGTGTTCGAAAACGTCGAGTTCGATATCGTCGATATTCACAACGTGCCTTGGCTAAGGGGCTGGCAAGTTGCCAGTGCCCTTGGATATAAAAACCCAGGTTCCGACATCGCCCATCTCTACGAACGCAACGCCGACGAATTCATCGACGAGATGACCCAGCTTGTCGAGTTAGACACCGCAGGCGGACGCCAGCAGGTTCGGATTTTCAGCCCGCGCGGCTGCTATCTGCTCGGCATGCTCGCGCGCACCGAACGCGCCAAGGCTTTCCGGGCTTGGGTGCTTGACGTGCTCGAAGGGCGGCTCTTGCCCCAGCAAACCGGGCGGCTCACCGTTCCGCAACGACTTGCCGCATTGCGCTATCGCGGCCAGCTCGTCAAGGAACTGGCCTTTGCAACGGCGCGGGCACAAGCCTTTGAGCTGCACGCCAACCTGCGCCACATCTCACGGCTATTGGGCATGACGGTCAGCGATCTCGAGGCACTGGCTCCGGCGCTAAAGCAGCAGAGTCTCCCCAGCGTCAGCCAGTAAGGAGGCGCGATGCCGATCCAATTCGTTCCTGAAGAGCACCGCCGACGTGCTTTGCAAGCGATGGATTCGGCAGCCTCCTTCGACGACTGCTCGTCCCCTCTATTGGAAAAGCCCCTCGCGGCAGCCTATCGCGCCCTGTTCAACCGAGCCCCGAAGGCACTGTCGCCCCTCACGAAGGTTGCCTGCGTCGACGCAAAGCGGCGCTCCGCTGGCGACCACGACTAACGAAAGCAGGAGTCACCATGCGCATTCGCAAGAACCGTAGTGCTCTGATTCACCGCTCTGCCCTCGGTGGTTACACCATTGAAGGCCCCTACAACCGCAATCGAAGCGTTCGCAGCGTCATTGCCCGTGTCATCGCGTGGATCGGGGGTGCGCGATGAACATTCGCACTTTCGGCCTACCGGTCTCATTTCCCGAGTTCCTCGTGCCCGCAGCCGCTATCGCTTTCATGCTGCAGCATCGCGGCCGCTCGCTCGAGGAAGCAATCAATGCCGGGAACGCCCTCGGCTACCGCCCCACTGTATGTCCTCTCCCGCAAATGGATGGCGGGTGGGCATATGGATTCGGCCTCACCGTGGAGCACCTGGTCGTTCCCTTCGTTGTCGAACTGTCGGAATTTCCGGCAGGTCACGCTTGACCGGGAGATGATGATGCCAACCAGCAAGCACTGCAAACAACGCAGCTCCTATACCGCCGCTGAAGCAGAGACGCTGCGACGCCTCTATCCCGACAACACTGCGGCCTCAGTCGCCAGCGCTCTCGCATGGCCTGTGCAGAAGGTCTACGGTGTAGCGAACGCTCTCGGAGTTCGGAAGAGCGAAGCATTTTTCGCAAGCTCCGCATCCGGTCGAACCGACGGTACGCGCGGAAAATCGAGCCGGTTCGTCGCAGGGCAACAGTCCTGGAACAAGGGCACGACTGGAATTTGCGGTACTCACCCGAACAGCCGGCGCACTCAGTTCAAGAAAGGTGAGATGAACGGCGCCGCGCAGCACAACTATGTCCCGATCGGCTCATATCGCATCACCGCTGACGGCTACCTCGAGCAGAAGGTCAACGACACCCACCCCGTCCCTGCGCGGCGATGGGTTGCCGTTCACCGACTGGTGTGGGTGGAAGTCCACGGACCAGTGCCAGCGGGCCACGTCATTTGCTTCCAGCAAGGAAAGAAAACCGTGGTCCTCGAACACATCACTATTGACGTGCTTGAGCTGGTCAGCCGCGCCAATCTCGCTCGACGAAATCACCCTCTCAATCACTCCCCGGAATTCGCCCAGGTCGTGCAGCTCAAGAGCGCGATCAGTCGTCAAGTCAACCGCATCGTCCGCGCTGAAAAGGGGAATCAATCATGAGCAACAACATCGCCACCGTTCGCCAGGTGCTCATCGATACCCTGGCCGATCTGCGTGACAAGGAAAAGCCAATGGAGGTTGACAGAGCGCGCGCGGTCGCCGACGTGGCCCGCGTTCTGGTCGACACCGCGAAGGTCGAGGTCGACTATCTGCGCGTCACGGGACAGCCCACGGCACCGTTCCTCGATACAGATGCTGGCAATCCCGCACTCCCCAACGGCATTGCCGGCGTCCGTCGTCACACGCTGCGATGAACCCAGCACAGAAGAAGCCCGGCCGCACAGGTCTCGCCTGTGTGGCCGGCGTCTGGTGCGATTCCCCCGAATTTCACGCTTGGCTCTCGGAGCTTGCCCGCCAACCGGTGACGAAGGCCGACGCTATTGAGTTCGTCTATCTGGCGTGCGGCATCGAATCCCGAGCCGAGCTGGACACCGACAAGCTCGCCGCGCAGCGCTTCATCGAGACGATCCGCCGGCCGTACCGGCAATGGCTTGCTCGACGCGCTGTGGGACCCAACAACGCAAATAGCAAGTAATCCCGCCGGCACAAGCCGGTTTCTCCAATTCCGAGAAAAACAATGGCCTCCATCGAGCAACTGAAAGACCGCATCAACCTTCACGAGCTTGCGGAACGCCTGGGCATCAAACGCGCGCCAGGCGGCGACAAAGCGCTGTATCACTCGCCTCACCACGAAGACAAGAACCCATCTCTCTCGATCTTGCAGGACCACCCCAAGCATGGCACCTGCTGGAAGGATCACAGCTCGGACGCGGGTGGGTCGTGCGTCGATCTCGTCATCTATGCGCGCGGCGGTACGGTTGGCGAAGCAATGCGCTGGCTGCACGAAGCGTTCGGCATCGCGTTCGACAAGCCCGAGGCAAAGGAGCAAGAGCGCAAGTCAACGCTCGACTACATCGCCGACCGTTGCCTGGCCGACCGTGACCGTGCCCGCGAATACCTCAAGGGGCGCGACATCGCCGACGCCGCACTTGACACTGCAATCGCCACTCGCTCACTCGGCTTCAATGACTGGACGAGCCAAAAACTCGCCGCCGGCAATGTGGGCCACGGTGGCCCCGCCGCTGCCTTCATCGTCCGCACTCAGGACACGGGCCAGATTGTGGCCGTCGACATGCGTTACCTAGATCCGGCGGCGAACGGCGGCGTCAAAACGCAGACGCAAGGCGCAAAGGATGGCTACGGCTGGACTGCTAACTGGCGCAAGCTCAAACGAGCGCAGCGCGTTGTAGTGGTCGAAAGCTCTGTCAACGCATTGTCCGTCGACACCTGCGGCATTCCTGGTACAGCTTCGTTTGCCGTTCGCGGCATCGGCAACGTGCCGCTCATCGACTTCTCGTTTCTGCAAGAAAAGCAGGTAGTGATCTGCTTTGACAACGACGAACCCATTGAGGAAGGCAAGCCGCGCGCCGGCCATCGGCCCGGCCCCGAGGCCGCATGGGCGCTGCACGAGCGCCTGACCGCCATGAACATCAGTGCGATGCTCGTTGACCAGGCGCACTGGTCTGCCGATCTCGCAGACGGCTCGACCGAGCACAAGCCCATCAACGACGTGAATGACTACCTGCGCGCTCGAGGCGCAAAGAAGCTCGCGCTCGCCCTCGACGCCTATGAGCACTGGCTCATCCCTGGCCTTGCCGGCGACGCGTCAGTGAAAGGCAAGAAGCGCGTTTTCCTTCCATCGCACGACTTTGCTCAATACTGGAAATTCCGAGTGAAGCCCGACTTCACGAACTACGTGTCGAAGATGAACAAGGACGAGGAAACGGAAGCGGAGACGCCTGTCATCAACGACCTCGCCGGCTTCCGCATCGCGTCCCTGAGCCGCGTGTCTGTCGCCAGCGCCACGTCGACTATGACCGGCGATCCCGACCAATCCCCGACCGTCTATTTCGCCGTGTCGGTGCAGACGCCGCGTCACGGCGCCAAGCTCATCCGTAAGGTCATGCTCGATGACCAGCTCCACAACGTCGACCAGTGGGGCAAATTTGGTCCGATCTGGTCGCCGGCGCCATTCAAACGGATGGTGAACATCCTCGAGCGCACCGCGCACCTCGGCGCTCGTCACGCGGCCAACTTCGTGGGCCTCGCCTGGCGTGATGGCCAGCTCATCGTCAATGAGGGGCCTGACTGCTATTTCACCGAGGCAGACAAGCAGTGCCCGTACCACAACCTAACCTTCCCTTCCGGGCCATCCACCGACGCGCGAAAAGTCGTCAATGCGTACCAGGAGACGTTCCGGCAGAACGCGGCTGCAGTTCCCCTGGTTTGGTCGCTTGGCGGTCACCTGAAGGCTCTCCTGGGCTTCTGGCCGCACATGACCGTGCAGGCTGACAAGGGCGCGGGGAAATCGACGCTCATCAAGCGGCTTGAGCGCACGCTCGCCTTCACGATGTTTTCTGGCCAGAGCCTGCAGACTGAATTCCGTCTGCTCACCAGCATCAGCCACACCAGTCACCCGGTCGGATGGGAGGAGCTGTCGGCACGTCGGCAGGACGTCATCGACAAGGCGGTCGGCCTGCTGCAAGAGAACTACCAATACACGGTGACACGACGCGGCACCGACATGACCGAATATCTGTTGTCGGCACCCGTCATGCTCGCCGGCGAAGACGTGCCCGTGCGAAGCCTGCTCGGCAAGCTAGTGCGCACGACGCTGACGGGGAAGAAGGGGCCGATGATGCCGGACGATCTGCCCCGCTTTCCGCTGCGCCAGTGGCTCGAATTCCTGGCCAGCCTGAATCGCCTCGAGGTACTGGCCAAGTATCGCGGCCTGCGTGATTACTGCCTGAGCCGAAGCCGCGCCAGCGGCAGCGACGATGGGGCAATGCGTATGGCAGGCAACTATGCCGCCGTACTGCTCGCGTGGGGCTATCTGTGCGAGTTCGCGGGTATGGACCGCGACGAGGGCGGCTTCTCAAAAGACCTGTTGGCCGAGATGAACACGCACATCGCCGAGACCAGCGCCGATCGTGAGCCGTGGGTGTGGATCATGGAAACCGCGCTTTCCGAGATTGACGCCAGCAACTTCAAACACCCCTACGCCTTTGACGACGTCGACGGCGAGCAATGCCTGCTCGTGCGCACGAGCCACATCATGGACCACATCGCGCACTCTCCCTCCCTGCGCGAGAAGTGGAACAGCCTGCCGGTCAAGAGCGACCGCGTATTCAAGAAGCAAGCCCAATCCGCCGGCGTCATGGTTGGCGAGAAGGAGCACGAGCGCACGATCCACAACAGACGCGTCAACTATCTGTCGGCCATCTCGCTCGAGCGTATCAAGAACTTCGGCCTGGCTGTGGCCGTTCGCAATGACAAGTGAGCCTGAAATGGACCGCATCTCTACCTCTACCTGCCACCACCTTTGGGGCCAGCCCTCAACTTTGCGAATCGAGCACCGCCATATCTTAATTACCGCGCTGCTGTATCGCGATAGCTCCCTTGCCGGCTTCGCCCTGAGCCTGCTCGGTGGCCTGGCGGAGGCATGGTAATGCCTCGCATCGCTCTGTTCGCGGCCGGCACGGCCGCTGTATTCGATCAATCCCCAGCCACCGGGCCAACGGCCCGCCAAGTGCGTGCGACGCCCTACGCATCGCGCGCCTGGGCGATTCTCGCCGGCGGCTTGCGCCTTCCGATGGGTTGCGTGGTCGGCGCGCGCACGTCGTCCTCGGCCGCCCCCCCCGTACCCCCTGCGAGTGTTGGTAGGGCCGGGGAATTGCCAACCGGGAAGGAGGGGGCCGGCCGCAAGCCATTTTTGCGCAAGGGTACACCGGGGAGTGCAAATAACTCGTGGATTGCACGGCTTGTCACTGCTAAGTCATTGATTGTTGAGAGGACATGCCTCACGAGTTGGGGTGTTTTTTCCACGAGTCACCATGTTTTTTCCACGAGTCGCGTTTTTGTACATTCGCCCAGTCTCTATACCTCTCTCTCTCTTAAATTATTGAAGAAGAAAGAGAAAGCAGAGAAGAAAGGGGCTGGATCGAACGAAAACGTGCGTCCACGAGTAGGTGCATTTTTTCCACGAGTTGGCGCGTCTGCCTATTTTTTAATCCACGAGTTTTACCCTCTTCCACGAGTCGACTCGTGGAAACTCGTGGAAAATATTTCATTTAAATTCAACAACTTAATAAGGAGCACCGACCAATCCACGAATCCACGAGTTGCGCTGCGTGTGGTCACCCCATTCGAGGTGAAGGCCGGGGGGCAACTCATATGAAATGGGTTAAGCTGAAAAAGTACTGCGAGCTGACCGGGGACACACCGGACGCAGTACATGCGAAACGCCGCAAGGGGCAATTTGTCGACGGCGTGCATTGCAGGATCGCCGACGACGGCAACCTGTGGATTAACACTGAGGCGGTGGAACGATGGGTGGAACAAGGGGCAAAAGCGACGATCAGCGCCCTCCGAGGGGCGTAAGGATTCGGGCGCACATGAATGTCGAGTCGCTGCAAATCGACTTTACGTTTCGCGGCGTGCGGTGCCGCGAAAGCCTGCGGCTCGAGCCAACAACGGCCAACATCAGGTACGCCGACGGGCTGCGCCGAGAGATCATCCGCAAGATCGAGCAGGATTCGTTCCGATACAACGAGTACTTCCCGGAGTCGCCGCGTGCCCGGCTATTCGGACACATTGTCAGCCGAGCGACGCTCGGTGAGCGGGCCACTTCCTACCTGGCGGGCTGCGACCAAGCGGTAAAGAATGGAAAGCTCTCGCCGTCGACGGTCAACGGGTACCGTAAGATCGTCAACGGCCAGATCCTGCCGCGCTTCAGCAACGTCCCGCTTCGTGAGTTGGGGCCGGCAATGTTGCGCGAATGGGTCGCTGGCCTCGGCACCACTGCAAAGACGGCCCGCAACGTCGTATCGGTATTGCGCTCGATCCTGGACGACGCGAAGAACGATGAGCTGATCGAGAGCAATCCGCTCGACCGCATCGCACTGAACAAGCTGCTCGCGACAACAGCCAAGAAGTCGGAATACGTGGTCGATCCGTTCGACGCGGCCGAGAAACAGGCCATCCTCGGCGCGGCGGATGGTCAAGCGCGAAACCTCTACCAATTCGCCTTGTGGACGGGGCTACGCACGTCCGAGCTGATCGCTCTTGAATGGGGCGACGTCGACTGGGTGCACGGGTGCATCAAAGTCCAACGCGCGGTGGTGGTGAAACAGGAGAAAGGAACGAAGACGGCAGCGGGCACACGGGAGGTATTGTTGCTACCGGCGGCGCGTGAAGCGCTTGAAGCGCAGAAATCGCACACCTTCCTAGCCGGACATCGGGTGTTCCACAACCCGAAAACTGGTGTGCCCTGGGAAACGGATGCTCAGATCCGGAAGACGTCGTGGATCTACGTATTAAAGAAGGCTGGCGTGAGGTACCGCAATCCCTATCAGACACGCCACACCTACGCATCCACTCTCCTGTCTAAGGGCGAGAACCCATGGTGGGTAGCGAACCAGATGGGGCACGTCGACGTCGAGATGATCTTCCGGCATTACGGAAAGTGGATTCCGAACAGCCGGCATGGCAGTGGCTACCAACTCGTGAACGATTGGGCACAGGAAGGTGCGCCGCCCCATGAAAATGGCACGCAAACGGCACGCGGCAACGCCAAAAATACCAGAACCCTTACTGGATAA